GAAAGGCTGCTGCGCCCCTTGATGCTGGGCAAAAAATCGAATTTCTCCCACGATGACAGGTCGCTGCCGACCGCTTCATCAAGGATTCGATGTACGCGCTGGGCGGGTGTCATAGATACGCCTCTGGATACCCGTCGTGTTGCACGCCGTCGAGCAATCGGCCTGTGGCTTTCTTGCCGGCGCGGGTCATTGCGTAGGTGTTCCCGTTGCTGCCGCCATCCGTGCGATGTGATGATGGACTTGTTATAACGCCATCTTCGTGTAGCCAAACTGCGCCGTTTCTTGTCATATCACAATCAAAATGGCCGTTTTCTACCGACGCTATTTGAAATTCTCCCCATTGCTTAAAAAGTAGTGGCACACCGGCAGCCTTGCACTGGTCACGCAGCCCCCGCACCCAACCAGGATGCATCGGACGCGCATGAGCGCCACTCTCTCCACCAACAATTACCCAATCGACGTGTATGCCATCAGCATCGCCGTTATTGACTAGCGGTAATTCGTTCCACTCGGCAAGCCTATCCAAGTGCAAGTCAACCGCACCAAGCAGCGGCTCCATACTGAGAAACCGCACGCGCGCAGGCACGACCAGCAGCTTCGGAATGTCTCGGTCAGCCTCTTCCTGATTGCACACCGTAATGCCCAACCAGATATTTGCGAGTTGGTCGAACATCAGCCCATCGTGCTGGCACATCTGCATCACGTTGCCAATGCGCTTGGTCACGATCAGCCAATCCAGATGCGGAGTGCGCGCGATCAGATCGAACAAATCCATGCGCCATTCGCGAGGAACGGCGTTGTCGAACACGTCGGCCAGAGACGCGCAGAACACGCGCGGACGTTCAGGTTTCGCAAAGCCCTGCTCGATCAGTTGGGCATCGGTCAGTCCAGGATACGTTTCCTTGAATTTATCCCATGCGTCTATCTTGATCTGCGCTTGCCGGTTCCACTTGATAGGATTCCGCCAGTTCGCGGCGCTGCTCCGGCGGCGTTCCGTACCTGGCCCCCATTGCACTAGGCCGGAGCGTTTCGCCCACCATTCGGCGTAGCAGTGGTCGCAGCCTAGCCCGACCTTCTGGCATCCATACCACGGATTGAAAGTGTGGTGCGCCCATTCGATTTTCGTGTTTTCACCCATGCGCGCTATCCTTTTCCTTGCACGCAAACGGCTCAATGTTCGGTGCCACCCAGCCGCTTGGCTTCTTCACCTTCCCGTTTTCGTCCTTGATGGCATAGCGCCCTGTGTCATGGCACTTTTTGCACGGAGTAAAGTCGGCATCTTCACAGTGACACAGGTGCAGCTTATCCATATTTGCCCGAGTCACTTCTCCGGCTGCACCTTCCACGTCTGCGCCTTGCGATAGCGCGCTGCCGATAGTCACCCAGGCAAGGTCGATGTCGGCATCGAGCATGTCGGCGCGGTCTGCCAGTTCAACGGCTTTGTCGAACTCACCGGCCTTCATGCCTTGCGATACGTCATGCAGAACGTCTCGCAAGTGCATAAGGCGCATCACTCCGGCAACTTCTGCATCAGGCTCAAGCGAAATTCCATAAATCAGCGCGTCAATCTTTTCGCACAATTCTTCGGTTTGCAGCCCGATATACAGCGCCGTCTGCCGCACGTTGTAGCGGTCTGTGGTGCAGCCGACGGCCTCTGTGAACTGGCGTACTACTTTGATGATGTCAGTCATGCTGCTTTTCTCCTGTAGGTCTTGGTTAAATTTCCGCTGATAACGTGCCCGCGATAGCGCAGAACATTTGATAGCTGTGCTCGCTGGTGATGGCTTTTTGCTTGCCGCAGCAGGCCGAAGTAGCTGTTTGCGGTTTGATACAAGTCGGAAGCGCCGATCTCGCGCACTCTGCGCATTGCTTCATTGACGGTGCGCTTGCGGGTGACGCGGTGCCATGGCCTGATTACATGCCCGACAAAATCAACGCCGCGCGCAACAGGCTGTAGGATGGTCTTGGTTGGGTTGAGGAGCAGGCCGAGGCGTTCTGGCAGCCATACATCGATGTCAACGCGGGCGGCATTCAGCCACTGTGGCGATTCGTGCAGCAGAACCATGTCATCGACATAGCGGACGTAGTGCTTGCAGCGCAGGGCGTGCTTGATGTGTTGATCGAGCGCGTCAAGCAGTACGTTGGCGAAGAACTGCGATGACAGGTTGCCGATCGGCAGGCCGTGTGTTGCAGGCTGGCTGGTCAGGCGCTTGTGTTTCGGCACCCGTTGCAGCAGCTCAGGTGAGCCGCGCAGCTCGAAGTCTGCACGCGGATCGTGAAACAGTATCTGCTCGGCCAGTTGCATCCAGTACGGCTCGGCGATCCTCTTGGCCAGCAGCTCACGCACGATGCGCTTGTCGATGCTGACGAAGAAATTAGCCAAGTCCAGCTTTAGGTAGTGCGCCGGCTTGCTCCAGTTCTGGGTGATGCTGCGGATATTCGCTTCCAGCCGCCGTGCGCCATAGAGCGTGCCGCGCCCTGGTATGCAGGCGCAGCTATCGGCTATAAAGCTGGCATAGAAGCGTGGCGCAACGCGGTTGTAGAGTAGGTGGTGAACGATGCGGTCACGGAAGTCTGCCGCCCACACCTCGCGCGGTTTTGGGCGGGTGATGACGAAACAGATTGAGCGCCCAGGGCGGTATGTTCCGCCGGTAAGTTCATCGTGCAGCTTGCACAGGTTACGTTCAAGGTTCTGCTCGAAAGCCAAGGCGCTGGCGCTGTTGCGCTTGGATTCTCTGCAATCCAGATACGCTTGCACCAGTTCCTCGAAAGAAAAGTCATCATGGTGGCGCTCGAATCCATCTGCGGACGGCACGCGCTCTGTAGTTGTTGTTCTTGTGGTTGTTGTTCTGGTTGCCGTTGTTGAAGTTCTGAATCCAGGCATAGTCAGAGTTAGAGGCGTGCTGTTTCCATTCGTGCTATCCACGTCGCCACGCCGAAGGCTTGCGCCGATCAGCATGGAAACTGCGCCAGACCTATCATGGGCAACTAGCCCAGTGGTTTCTGTGGTGCGCATGGCGGTGACCTCAAGAGCCAGCGGCACGACCAGATTAGAAATTCGCTCAGTCATAGTGGCCGTGACCATTAAGAAGCGGGCGATGTTGCTTTGCGCCATCCACCAGCTTGCTTGCCGACCATATTGGTCAGCTCGATTGCCTTGGCGTACTGAACCGTCGAAATAAGCCGCTTGTCCCGCGAGAGACGCAGCAGCAATTCGCAGACCTGTAGGCGCTCGATAAGGTCGCCTATGTGCGGCGCTTTATCACGCGCGCAGTTGGCGCGGAATATGAGCACCACTATCTCTACGCATTCACCGCTGATCTTGCCGCCGATGGAACTCTTGAAATCCCTCGGCATATTCTTGACCAGTTCAGTGACTACGCCGAGTAGGTCATAGGCGACCTTGTAAATCGGCAGGTTGGTATGGAGTGCCATGCTGATAAAACCAAATAATTAAATTACAAAATAACTAATCTGCGGACGGCACGCGCTCTGTAGTTGTCGTACTTGTGGTTGCTGTTCTGGATGCCGTCGTCGAAGTACTGAACCCAGGCACAGCCAGAGTTAGAGGCGTGCTGTTCACCAGACCAGTACCAACGCGGCTGAAACTGCTCCTTGAGATTGGCGAACAGCAGGGACTGTTCACGCCGCGTCGGAAGCTCACCGCCAGCCTTTGCGGCAAAATCTTTTGCCTGCGCCCAGTTAACGCTCTCTGCTTCACCGGCGAGCAAGATCAGGTGATGGTCTGGCTCGCCATCCTTGCCTAAGATAATCCCGGCGTAGTGCTCTTCTGGCTTGAGTACGGATGCAAGAAATATGGCTTTGGCGGATGCTGTTTCTTTCATGTCATAGCTCCTGAAAATTGATAAATGATTAAATAACTAATCTGCGGACGGCACGCGCTCTGTAGTCGTTGCCCTTGTGGCTGTCGTACTGGTCGCCGTCGCTGAAGACCTGAACCCAGGCATAGACAGAGCCAGAGGCGTGCTGAGTGCTGCTCCAGTAATAGACTGGATCGAATGCCTGCTCCCCACCTTTTTGGAACGCCTCGGCCAGTGTTTGTACCGGGAAGTCTGGCGTGTAAGGCCTAGTCGGCTCAACGGCTGACAGGTTGATTCCAGATCGTGCGTAGCACCAGTTCACTTCTATGGTCGGCTTGAGGTTGCGGTAGATGATCTCTAGCTCATCTTGACTGGGCAGATACCAGTCGTCATGTCCACCGATGCGCAATCCGCGCGCCCATTTGGCAAGCTCACTACAAGCACCGGCCATTGCATCAGTGTTGGCGAGGCCGTCGAAATAGGACTTCGCTCCTTCTACGGTGCTGTATGTGTCGTTCCACGGCGCATCTTCATGCTCTCCATCAGCCTTTGGCGCGACTATCAGCGCAAACACTTGATCCCCGATACGGATGCGGCCGGCATAAAAGCCGCCGTCCATAGTGGTTCCGAGAATTGTTGGGATTTCTCCTATTGACGATTTCATATCTTCCTTTCACGGCCACCAGAAGGTGGCATTTTGTTGTTTGTTAAACGCCAGGCTTCCCGTGGAACAGCGGGATTCCGGTTTCGCCTTTTATGGTGGATGTCAGTGTCTTGGCCGCATCCTCCAGCACCTTGTCAGGCCGGTTAAGCTCGTACCAGAAATCAACCTTTCCACCCTTGAGTTGATACTTGAGGCGCGCTTCAACCATGTAGGCAGAGCCTCCCCAGAACACCGGCACGCCGATTGCGAACCGGCTGAACACCTCCATGCTTTTCACTGTTTCGGCGTTGCTGTCCTCGACGTATTCCATGCGAACTCCGCCGGATTGCAGGCGGATTGCGCTCTTGATCGTGGAGTCCTGCGCGATTTCCAGATTGGTCGCCATGGTGAGCATCGCCGTGCCGGATGGGAAGCCGTCAGCTGTTGCTATGTCTCCCATGTTGTCCTCGATCCAGCAGGCAAATTCAGCCTGGCTAAATCTCTGACGATCTTTGTTTGTCCAGCGTTGCCACTCTACCGACTTGGCCGGCGTCAGCTTTGCGATGTGGTCGCGCCATTGCTGTCCATCCACCTCTTCGCCGTGGTCATTGATGATACCGGTGTATGCAACAAGCCCTTTCTGGTAGTCGGCCTCACACCAAATTGTTGCGCTTGCAAGCGAGCCGTGGCGCCTCATGTATGAAACAAAGCTGTCAGAATCTGCCAGCAAAACGGACGCCTTCTTGCGTAGCGGTGATGGCAGTTGGTTTTCGGTGCTTTCCAACTTCCATCCGTCTGGAATTGCTACCATAAGAGCATCAGCATCATCCTTGATTGCGAATGGCTTGCGCGCCTCACGCGCCACGGTTGCTGCAATGTTTTCTGCTTCTTGTTGCTTGATAGGGTCAGCCATGATTATTTAGCTCCTACTTGTTTGAGTTCTGCCGGTGTTTGTGCAGCAACGGCCTTGAGTTCCAGTTTGCTCTGGCGCGGGTCTTCCGTCAGAAGATTACCTTCCGGTGTTGCGAACATCAGCGTTGCGTCTGGAGCTTCCATCGGCTTGCTGATCTTGATGTCTGCGGTGACGGCCATCGCTGCCTTGGTGGATTTCTTGACGGCGATAGTGAGGGTGATCTTCCCGGCCTTGCCGGTGGAATCAACGGCGGCGACGAGCTCGGCCAGCTTCTCGCCTGCCTCGTCGAGAAACGTACCTCCCATCAGGTGCCGAAGTGTTTCGTGGATTGGTTTTGCCATGATGTATTGCTCCTTTGTTATGGTTGAAAATTACTTTGCGCCCAGCTTGGTAAATTTGTGCGCGCCCTTGATATACTTACCCAGGTGAGAGCCAGCTGATTCAGCGTCACGCATGGCGTTAAACTTTTCTTGAGGCACGTCGTGGTAGTGGTACACGCCGCCGCTGTTGAACTGCACTGCAAGCGTCTTTGTTGTTGAGTCGTATCCGATTGAATGCACCTGGCTTGACTTTTTAACCGGGTGCAGTGCGATGTTGATGTGCTTGGTCTTCATGCTGCCTCCTTCATTGCTTCCGCTGCTTCGATAATCCAATCACAGGCCACGCCAAAACTGACATTGAAGTTCTGCGCGACTAACTCAATAAGCTCTTTATCTGATGGGCGCTCCGACTTAATCTGTATGATTTCTGCCGATTTTTCGACAGGTTTTACCGATGTGTTGATTGCGTTAACAGATGGCCGGTTCGCTTGAGCTGATTCCGCAATCTGCGTGGTCTTGCGGCGCTCTTCGATTTCCGCTGCTTCCTGGGCTTCCGCTGCTGCTCTGTCGGCGAAGTGCTTATCCAAAGCAGCCTTTTCTTGTGCTGCCAGATTTTCTGCCTCTACCTTGGCGCGCGCCTTGGCTTCTTCCTCGGCGCGGATGCGTAAGGTTTCGGCTTCCAGTTTTGCGGCTTCATCGGCCTTGTGTTTTTCGATACGGCTGGTGATCGTCAGCGTGAAATCCTCTATTGGCTTGACGATGATCTGCGCGAGGTCTGGAAATAGCATTGACATGCCAGCGGCATTTTCTTTACACCACGCCAACTTTGCGCGAATGTCCTTGGCTTGCGCATCCGCATCAATCCTGCCTTGAGCCAGCGCGGTATCAATTGCGTTCTGCATACTGGCGTAGTTGCGTTTGTTTTTGAGCGCTTCGGCAAAGTTAGGCTTCGGCACGTTCAAGCGGATAGGTCGTGTTTCAGCTTCAAGCCCTTCGATGTGCGCGCTGAATTCCAGGGCGGCTACGTTTACCATTGCCTCTTTATTTGCCAAGTCTTCGCGCACCACATCCTTTTCCAGTTGCAGCGCGGTGGCGTTCAGGTCTTTTGCCCAAGCGTCCATCTTGCGCGCGGCCTCGCCGATGGTTTCGGTCTGCGCCAGCATCTGTTCCTTTGACATGGCGATGGCCTTGGCTGTTTCGCGGAACTTCTTGGCCGTTTCCTTGGCATTTGAGAAGTCCTGATCGGTGACTAGGACGATGGCGCGCACCTCGGCCATTCTGCCTGTCAGCGCAAGACCGAATTCATCCATGTTGTGCGTGGTGATCTCGCCCTTGGCGTGAACGAACAGCGCCGGAAGTTCTATGCACACCTCAGCCTTTGGCTTCTCGATGTGCTCGACATGCTGGTAGTTTTCGAGGTCGATGGCGAACTGCGTCCAGCCTTGCAGCAGGCGGTCGCGCATATCCTGATCGCTGTCGTACCACTGGTGCATTTCCTCGATCATCTCGTCGGAATCATTCCAGCTTGAGGCCATGAATATGCAACGGCCTGCACCAGATAGCATGAGCTGCTGCTCCATCTGGGCGCGGTACTGCTCCGGTATCTCCCCGGCAGAAAGCGCCTCGCGCAGGCTGTTGTTGAGCGACTTGTGCTCGAACGCCGCGCTATCGTCTGCGGTGAGACCGTCAAACGATGCCGACAGATTCCCTTCCGAGCCGATGACCGGGTAGAGCTTCTTGCCGATGATCTGCTCGGCCAGTGGGCGGGCCAGCGCCTCAAAGCGGTGTCCGGCATCGAAGCGGCGCTGCGTTGCCTCGTCAACCTCTGGCGTGATGCCGGTTGCCATTTCACGCAGGAGCTGGTTGCGCGATTTATATTGGCTGATGCCGAGCATGGCCGGCGCATCGCTGGCATTGAAGTGCGTGGCGCGGTGCTGGTGCCAATCCGGCGATCCTTGTAAAAAGTCGTGTTGTTCCATGTTAATTTCCCTCCGATTGCCATGCGTCAATCTGGAATTGCTGCTCTTCGGACAGTTTGCAGACCGTGTTCATCGCGCCGATGGCCTGCTTCGCCTTCTTCTTGCCAGACCTTACAAGCGGTTCCCATTCCTTCGCCAATTCGGCGAATTTTTCGGCGGTGCATTCCGGCATAGGCGCTTTTGGTTCTGCGGCTTTAGGCTGCCCCTCTACAACCTCAAACCAGTCCTCTACGGCGCTCATCCCGTCTCGTAGGCTGGCGTAAATCTTTTTCAGGCTGACAACTTGTGCTGGCTGAATCGCTTCAATGCGGCGCTGAATGCGCTTTTCGATCTGATCCTTGGTAACGCCGAACGGCTCGAATGCAACCACCATTTTTTGCATGGCTTCCTGGCTGGTGTCGGCCTTCGACTTCATCGTGACCTCGCACTGCTGGACTGCCGCTTCCGTAACGTCTCCGGGGATCACGGCGAGGATGCAGGCGCGCAGGCGTCGGCTTCCTTGATTCGCAACAAGCTCATAAATTTCACGCGGGTCGGTGAGCTTGTAACTTCCTTTTTTTGTGAAACGAACGTGCGGCACCTGGAATGTGATCTCCCTGCGCGTATTGGTTTCCACGTCCCACGCATAAGCTTGCACAGACGATTCGCCATTTGCTTGATCGAGTTCGCGGATTCCGAACTGCATATTTCCCCACGACTGCGCCATCGCTTCGGCGAGCCTGATTGACGGGCCAGATACATCTGAACCACCTTTTGCGTAGGTGTACACGGCGGCATCAGCCAGAGTCGGCCTGGTGCAAGCGTTCAAGATGCGATCCATTGCCGCTATTTGGTCGCGCGGGTTGGCTCGCGCAATCATCATCGCGGCTTGAACCTCTGCTATCGCACGGCTTTGATCTGTCTGCGCTGGCGCTCTCGCTGGTTGCTGGGCCGGCGTTGACGAAAATGGGTTGGTGGTTGCTACTTGGGTGTTCATGGTGGCTCCTGATGTAATTTTGTTTAGTGGAGGTCACGGCTACGCCGCGACCCGAGACCAGCGATCAGAGACTCTTGGTGCAGCGGAAGCCGACGCCGCCGCGGCGACGGTCGGGGCCGCCGCGGTTGAGACGGAACACACCCGCAAACGAGCCGGAATACCAGCAGCCGCCTCGGATGAGCGCATTGCCAGACCAATTACGCTCTCCGTCAGGACGCCAGCCCATACCTTTTTCTTGTGACGGGTAGGGGGCCGTTGTGAGCGAGATTGAAAAGGCGGCGATCTTGCCGGTCAGGCCATTTTCATCACCTTGAACATCGTCGAATACCCATGTGTAGCAATTCCCGGAAAAGTCATAGATGCGCTCACCGTTCGAGAGCTGGTGCCAGCGGCGCTCTTCTGCATCGTCGGATTCGTAGGCGCCGGCTTGTGCTTCACTGACGTTTTCTTTGTGGATTCCTTGGAAAATCTTGCCTTCGCCGACCTTGCCACCAGTCCAGTTGATGTCTTGCTTGCTGATGTCGTAAGCAATCGCCAGCGCGCGCGTTTCTGCAAGCAGGTCGTAACCGGAAACGGCGCAAGCTTTGCGCGCTTCGTCGTAGTTGATCTCTACCCAGGGCATTGCGTCAGCAACCGACTGGGGAATTCCGGCTGGGCCGCGTGACGCGATGTACTGAGCAATTTGGAAAGATGGAACAACCTTGCCACTTGGAAGCGTTACTTCCGGCATTGTGATGAAAAGACTGCTTGCCTTAACTGTTGCAGCCACTTTGGCGCGCAGATCGGAAGCCAGTAGAGGGTATTCAACCGCGCATGATTCTGCGTATGCTGCAATCGCTGGGATAGTGTGCTTATCAGTAGTGAGGTTGAGGACGAAGCATTCATCGCCAAAGTGCTTTCCGCTTGGCGCGTCCGTGCCGTCGGTGCGCGTGACGTTGAATTTGTGGTAAAGGCCTTGTTCGCGTTGGTTCATTTCTTTATCTCCTGTTGGTTAAATTTTTCTGCGTTGCGATGCCGTCTGATTTGCGCTCGGCACTCATCGCCGTCCCGCATGAATGACCATCCGCGCCATACTGATCGCATCGCCAAGCCGGTGGCCGCGTTGCAGGTAATACAGGACGTTGTTGGCGAATTCGTAGGTGCGCAGGATGCGCTGTTCGAGTCGGCGGATCATTTCATCACCACCAGTCTTTTGATCCGGCAGGTCATCAGGCCGTCATCGAACGAAACCACTGCTCCGTTCGCGCAACTTGCCAGCGTGGCGTTGACGCGCTCGTATTGCTTCCGGTCTGCCATCGTGTCTAGCTTGTGCTGCCAGACATCGCGGTAATCAGCTGTCGCTGTCCACAGGATCACCGCGATTGCAGCGCCGAACACGACATAGAACAGCGGCGTGGCGTGTTTCTCAATTTCGGCCATGCGCTGATTCTCGCGCTCGACTTCGGCGCGTCGGTTTAGTTTGCGGACGATGTGCTGGTGTGCCATGCTCATGCTTCGTCCCTCCGTTCCATGTGCGAGCGCAGGCTGTCGGATGGGTCAGATTCGGCTGCAATCTCACGCCCGATCACATCAAAAGCATCTTCCAGCTCGTGCGCGCCGCCGGTCAGTGTAGAAACGCGCTCGATCAAGCTGCCGATGATGTTGCGGCATTCGATCAGGCTTGCGGATTCGATGAAATCGTGAATTCCGCAAAGCTCAATCCGGCGAGTTTGTATTGCAGACAGCCCGGCAGCTTGTGTCCCCTCGATGACACCGCCAAGCATTTCCATGTGTGGTCGAATAGCGCGCAGCGTGGCGATGATGTGCTGGTTGCGGCGCACTGCCGCATCGTTTGAAGCTGGCGGTGCGATCAAGTCGATTACTGAGTTCATGGCATACCTCCACAAAAGTTATCTAGGAGCCGTCCGGGCCAGTGGGCAAGCACGCTATCGAAAGTGCTGCAATCGAGCGGATAAAGGTTGCCGCAGCCTTTGCGCTTAATCGTCTCCACGAGTCGGGACTTGTCGCGCAATTCTTTGTTGCTCAATCAGCAGTAAGCGGCTGTCTGGTTCATCCGGCTTGGTATCTGGGGAAATCCAGCTGCCACCGTATCGCTTCTTCAACCTCACGGAACTATTGCCAAACATCCGCTTGCTGCCGACTGTTGCTGCAACTACGTTTCGCGTCCCAGTCAGGTTCACCGAAGTCATCCTGATTCACTGTAGCCACGCTGTTTGCTTACTCGGTCGGGGTGATTCTCTATCCCTCTCCAACGAAACTGGCTTGCTGGGTTGTCGCGGTGAGTTGCGGCATGGGTGAACTCTACCGCATACGGTATATCGTGTCAACCGTATTCGGTAGGTTTGCAACCAGCTATGATATTTCAGGCAAGAAAAAACCCGCGCTAGGCGGGTTAATTGTGATGTTCGTTTTGTTTGGCTATTCCAAGCGATCCTTTTCTTTCGCCGCTTCCTTGGTCTGCCATTGCATATTGCCTGCTGCGTCCGCGCCACCACGCTTGAGCGGCACAACGTGGTCAATAACGTAGCCAGAGCAGCGGCCAGTCGATTTGCCGGTGGCCGGGCATGGGTTGGTGCGCTTGAAGTCTTTTATCGCGCTGGCACTGCGCTGGATGCGGCCATTGCTGTCACGCGGGCAGGTGTCGCAGCGCGGGGATGCGAATGCAGATAAGGATGCCGCAAGCAGCGCGGCGATGATGGTGGTGGATGGAATGTGCCGCTTACTATTCGCCATTATCGCGTTGCGATGAAGGTGAAATGCCATACTTTTCGCACAGCTCTTTATCCAGCTCGAAACTACTCATTACAATCTTTTCAGCGGCCTCGTGCGACCCTCCGTATGTGGTCATACGCTCAATCTCGACCGGGACAAGAGCGGCCTTGGCGCGCAGCATGATCTGGCATTCCATCTGATCGAGTTCTTTTATGCGCTCGGTGCGCTCTTTGCGGATGACCGCGCGTTCGGCGCGCCGCTGTTGTTTTTGTGCCCATTGCTCTGGATTGACGGCTTTCTGATAAATATCGGCGTCGCTAATGAGCCACCAAAAAAGGGCGCTAAAAAAAATAAATGCCCAAACATACTCACCGATTTTTTTAAGGGCGTTCATCGCTTTCCTAAAAAATCAAACCACAACTGCATCTGGAGCTGGATCACAACTTACTTGTATCTTTTTCCAAAACGGCATTCATTATGCTCACCAGCCTCTCTTCGTAGATTCTGATAACAACATCAACGCCAAGAACATGAGCAATTAGCACGTCGCACAGGTACTCTTGCTCGCTTTTCCCAGAATCTTGAGCCAAGCGTCTTAATCCTTCGCGGATCGATGGCGGAAGCAATGTTTCAGCAATTTCAGTGCATTCGCCAAATGGATTTGGAAGATCAAGTCGAGAAAAAAGAGAATCCGACATTTCAACCCCTAAAAATCGAACCTCTTTTGGATTTGCAACTGGATCACGTTATTGCGCCGCATGTTTTTGCGCGTCTCCATCGTCTCCGTTTGGTTGAGCAAGCGTAAGGCTGATTTTTACAAAATCAGATCGTTGCCCAGGCTTCATTACCCTCATTGACTTTACTACTGACACTTCTTGATTGCTGAGGTTAGGTATCATTAACTCATAAGGCTGCACATTAAATAATGTAGCGAGTTTTTCAATGGTGTCTATTCCGACTGAAGTTTCCTGTGCTTTTATTCTGGACATAGTTCCTGGCCCTACACCCGAATCGTCAGCGCATTGAGTTAAATTTTCTTTCCCGTAATGCTGATGCATTAAAAGGCTCACGTTTTCCCAAAGGATTTTTTTGCAATCAATCATATTTTCAATATAACGAAAAACGCATACCGTATGCGGTTGACATGAGATACCGAATCCGGTAGATTGCATGGCTATGGATATCCTGCATTTTGTAAAAGAAAAAATTGACGCCTGTTCTTACAAGGAACTTGAAACAGTTTCATTGGATACAGGCGTCCCTTACGGAACTTTAATGAAGATTAAGGCTGGGCAAACAGACAATCCACGAATTAACACAATTCAGCCGTTGCTCAAATACTTCACTGATCTTTCTGAAAAGAAAGCCGCCTAATGACTTCTGCCGGCCACAACGCAATACCTCCCTTGGTTGGCCTTGCCCGCGCAGAAATGCTGCGGGCTTTTTTATTTCCAGGCGCAGCATGACAAAACCACAAGACGACACTCCGCTGGCCTCACGATCCGGCACGTCAAACCCGTTCGGCAAATGCACAGAAGATGTCCGGGCAAAGGTTCCGTATGTCATCAAAGAAGGTCTTTCCCGCCTCGTTAATGAAAGCGGGATGAGTGAGGCCGAATATGTGCGCGATGTGCTCATGGTTCATGTTCTCGGTGTTGATGCGGTTATTAAGATACACGAGGAACGGATCAAGAGGTTTGCTGG